AGAGAGGGGTTATCTTTGGCAAATAAAAGGATATAGGGATGAAGATAAAGACCTTAAAGACCGAAAAGCCATACGAGAGCCGCAACGACAAGTCGCTCGGCATACAGACCTTTGGGGATAATAATGATTATCCGCAGAAGGTAGACCATATCGTCCGCAAGTCGGCGACAGGTATGTCGTGTCTGAACAACTATCGGAAGTTCGTACAGGGCAAGGGTTTTGTAGACAAGGTCTTTTTCGGGGAGATAGTGAACCGTAAAGGACAGACGGCAGATTATATGCTGTCGCAGATTAGCTCGGACTTGGCGAAATTCGGCGGTTTTTGTCTTCATACGAACTACAATGCGAACTATCGGATAACAGAGGTACAGTACGTTCCGTTCGAGCACGTGAGGTTCGAGGCGATGGACGATGACGGCAGGTTTGACAAAGTAGCAATACATTGGGACTGGTGCCGTGAATTCACTCAGCTCCGCAAGTGGCGGAAGACGGATATAGATTTCATACACCTGTACAATCCTAACCCCGCAGTAATACAACAGCAGGTGGATAGTGTGGGAGGCTGGGCACATTACAACGGGCAGGTATATTACTTTTCGAATGAAGGTGATAAGACGTATCCGCTACCGATATTCGAAAGCACACTGACGGATATGAGTACCGAAGAGGGAATATCGAATATCAGTTATAGGAACGCCCGCAAATCTTTCCTGTCGGCAGGTATGCTAATAGATAGAAGGAATGCAGACCAAACGAGCGAGCAGGAAAATACTACAGAAAAGTCGCTGTTGGAGTTTCAGGGGGATGCCGAAGCAGGTAAGATAATGTACGTGGAGGTAAACAGCGATGACGAAATACCTCAGTTCGTGCCGTTTGCGGTGAATAACTTCGATAAAGACTTCGAGGCTACACGTAAAGCGGTACGAGAAAGCATAGGCGTATCGTTCAATCAGCCTCCAATATTGAGGTCGGAAGACGTAGGGGGCAACTTCGGGGCAGACCTTATGAATAACGCCTACAACTACTACAACTCGGTAACCGAAGTAGAACGTATATCGATAGAGAGAGTATTTGCGGACATATTTGGGCATTGGCATAAAACTACGGCGGGCAATTATAGCATTGCTCCTTTACAATATCAACAAACACAACTATGATAATAAATTACGACGATATAAGGGCTATACGACCGATAGCGGACAACATAAACGACACGAAGAGACTGAAAACATACGTCGACGAGGTAGAAGAACTGGACGTAATACCGGTGCTTGGGGCTCGGTTGGTGAAAATAATACGTGAATACAACGAAAACGGCACAGTGCCACCCGATACAATAACGGAGGAGCAAATAAAGAGCCTAATGGACGGTTGTTACTTCATCTCGAAGGATTGTGGAGGTGGCGATGTCCACTGCAACGGACTTAGAAAAGCGGCGGCATACCTCGTTTACAGCCGTTTCATAAAAAATAATCCGACAAATGTAACTGCTTTCGGGGTAAAATTCAAAGATACGCAGTACAGCGACGATGTGGACGAGGGCAATATCATACGCCAGTCGAACGAGGCGTATAAGATAGGCGCGGCATACATAAATCAGTGCGTAGAATACCTGAAATCGATAGGATACATAGAGACAAAAAAGAATAAACGTAAGAAAATAAAATCAATAGGATAAAAACGATGTTAGAAATCAAGAAACTTGGGGAAAAGACGATACGTATAGCGGACACAGCGACAGGACGGAGCTATACGGGAAGTGCAACGTATAAGGCGAGCAGTGTGGGCGGTGATACTGTATGCTTACAGTCGATATACGAGGACAATGAGCCGGTGTTTGTGGCACGTGTGGCAGACATCACGATAGACGGAACGGCACAGGCAGACATAAGTGCGTGTATGGTAGCACTTAATGCTTTCATCGGGTCTTTTAACGGGGCAGCTACGGTCGGAGGAGGCGGTGGCGTGAGTCCCGCAGGAGAGACAGTGGTATTGAGAACCGCCAACAATAGCCCACTTGTGATGAACGATTATTTCGGAGAGGCAAAAATGAGCGATATAGTGGACGCACTGAATAAGGGGCTCGACCCGTCGCCGCTGTTTAGCGGAGAGGCAAAAGTGGGTATAGTGGTCTTCAGAGGTTTGAAAAAGATAGGCGGTACTATGAGCGGTATGATGAGAAATACATATATTACACACGCGGAGTTTCCCGACTTGGAGCGTATAGATGCTTTTGCAGGTAATTATATGTTTGAAGGAGTGCCGTTGCGAGAGGTGTCGTTTCCGAAAGTGAAATATGTGGGAGAAAATGTATTAAACGGTGCATTCCAATCGCACGAACTGAAAAAGGCTACTGTATCGCCTGCAATGATAGCTCATAATCCGCCAATGTCGCCGATACCTGCAATGGACTCGGCGGAGTGGATAGAAGAACTTACGATAACGGGAGAGATAGAGGAGAACTCGAGTTTGCAGAGGCAGACAAGACTAAAATCGAACTCGGTAAAACACGTATTGGAGAGTCTCTCGACTAAGAGTATGGGCAAGACGATACTGTTCGGTAGCCTGACGATAGGAACGAGCGACCCGAACAGGGCGGCTATACAACAGCTGATAGCACAGCGAAGCAACTGGAATATAATGGGACTGACTGTATAATAAAATGTGGAGGAGTAGAATATGGCAAAGCGTATAAGGTTGGAAAACACGGAGGGCAAGTGGTGGTACTGCGATAAGTTAGACATATATGCAAGAAATGGCTATCTTGCTACTTGCGAGTGTGTAAGCGGTTGGGTACTCGTAACAGACGCCGAAAAAGAGGCTGCCGACGAGAAAAGGCGTAAGGAATGGGAGGATAAATACAATAAAAACAAATAACAGGATATGGTGGAATTTTTTAAGGGGATTGTAACGGCAGTAGTGGCGTGGATATTGGCGGTATATACGTCCTATACGGACGCTTTTCTGACGTTGTTTGTGGGTTTTACGCTGAATATCTTACTCGGCGTTGGTGCAGATGTAAACATTAACAAGAAAGCGTTTAGTTTGCGTAAGGCGACGGACGCATTGCTTTTGTTACTGTTTTACTTTATGTTGATAATCTTTATTCACGTGGCACTCGGTAGGCGTTATGTAGATTTGGCAAATACGATGATAACGTGGCTAACGTATATCGTGGGGTATTTCTATCTGACAAACATATTTCGGAATGCAAAGATACTGTTTCCAACGTCGAAAAGTATCAAGTTTATATACTCATTCCTAAGTACCGAAGTAATGTATAAGTTGAAGGCATATCTTGGTTTTCATAAGTATAAGAACAATAACAATAACGATATAGGGGAGGGATTACAATGAAGCAGGATACAAACATTAGCGAACATATTACGTATGCAGAGGCGACAGTAAGCAACAAGGCAAAGCAGCTCGGCATATCGAATGCACCGAACGAAAAGGAACTACGGGCAATGAAGCTACTTGCGGAAAAGGTATTTGAGCCGTTACGTAAGTGGTACGGCAAACCGATACAGGTAACAAGTTTCTTTCGCTCGGCAAAGATAAATAAGGCTATCGGGGGCGTACAAAGGGGAAACACTGTAAGCCAACACGCCAGAGGCGAAGCGGTAGACATAGACACGACGAGCGACAACAGGAAGCTATTCGACTACATTAAGGACAATCTACCTTTCGACCAATTGATATGGGAGAATGGGGACGACAATACACCGGCTTGGGTACACGTAAGCTACTCGGAAGTACGTAACAGAAAGCAGGTGCTAAGAGCAGTAAGAAGCGGCAGCAAAACAATCTATTTGCCGTATAAATGAGAGAGGAAACTATATGCAAGAAGATAGAGTAAACCATCCGAAGCACTACACAAATCACCCGAGTGGAATAGAGTGCATCGAAATAACATAGTACCACGATTTCTGTATCGGCAACGCAATAAAATACTTGTGGAGAGCAGGAATTAAGGGGGCGGACACGGAAGTGGAAGACTTGGAAAAAGCAATTTGGTATATAAACAAGAAAATAGAACTAATCAAAAAATAGAAATAAAGGTATGAAAAACAAGGTCATAGGTATTCATTTTATATATTTTTTAGTGGTCTCGGTCGTAATGGGTTGTACGCCAATGAAGCGTACAGCCTCGACTGAGGTTAAGGAGAAAGCGGACTACTCGGAGATAACCAACGAGTTGAAGACACAACGAGTGCAGCTCGACAAGGTAACAGAGACAATGAGCAAGACCAAAGAGCAAATCGCTGAATGGTTGAATGAAAATATCGATTACGAGGAGCAAAAGTACGACAGTCTGGGGCGGCTGATAAGCACGATAAAACAGACGACAAGTCGCAACGGCGGTACTAACGTGGTGAAGCAAGGCGATACGTACATATACGAGGGCGTAACAGTGCAACAGGTAGATAGCATAGTATCGGCACAGATGAAGCAGCTGCGGTCGGAATTGGAGGCAAGGGCTACAAAGGAGGAAGAACCGCAACCTATTGGTGTGTTTGGCTACATTATGATATTCGTAATGCTCGCTCTTGTGGTGTTTTTAGTTATCCTCTTGCCATATAGCATTTGGGATATGTATGACCGCCCGAACCTTTGGCGAATGTTCGTTGAGTGGGTGCGAAGAGTGTTTTGTAGGAGGTAGAGAAAAATGAAAGAAGGCAGGCATATACCTGTTATTTGCCTGTAAAATAGCTGTGTGATTGTAGTCGTCGGGCGTTGTCTTCGGCGGCTACTTT